ATCTGCACCTTTTTGAATTGCCATCTCCAACAATGCAGGAGGGGTGCCTGGGATCACTGTGATTTCGTCTGTCTTTTTGTTTTCCATTTTATAAGTCTTTTTCATTGTTAATACTGAACATTAAATCCTCGTATTCATGGAAGGGAATTTTACCCTTGTCTGAACACATATAGCAATCGTCTCCTGACCCATTACAGTCTGGACATGGTACAAGGTCATACTCGTTGTATGGTCCATCCTGGTTGCTCTCTGCCCCTGGGGGCAAGTTACTGTCAGTGTATTTCATTTGGCTGTGGTTGTTGCGAGTTTATACTTTCCAACTATCCTGGTCATATCATTCTGCGCCTCAATCCTGGCCTTGCCGAACTCCTGTTCGCTGCTTTCCTCAAACCGGCCCTGGTAATATTGATCCAATGCCGTTGTGGTGATGCTGTCACTATACTCTAACACCTGGATGGCAATGCCTGTTTTATACCTATCAACAACCTGGACTGCTGACGGTCCGAGAATCTTGTAAAATGAATTTTCATTCTTACAAAAAATAGGGAATTTCTGGGCCTTGATTTTAGTATCTAAGTTGATACACCGGCCATGATCACCGCTAAAATGTTTCTCGATGTTGTGGGCCTCAACAATGCCCTGGCAAAACTCACAATATTCTTTTTTCATGATTTTGGTTTTTAGTTAGATTATTCAGTTGCTTTAAGTATTTCCTCTGCACCATGCAAAAGGGCTTTTTCCCACGTCGAGGGCTTGCTCTTATCTTTTAACGCGGACACAAACTCAGTTATAAATAGGTGCATGGTTGGGCTTTGTGCAATCAGCTTGGCGTTGGCTTCTTTTCTTTTGGCTGAATCTGCCGGATATGGCATTCGATCAGCGCAGACGTGTTCACCGTTTGTTGATTCTACCGCCCAACCTATGGTGTCCCCGTAGTTTATCGCCCTCCATTTTCCTTGTGTGTGCTGTGTCATGGTTTTAAGTTTTGTAAATTATTCTTTACAGATTTGACAAAAAAATATTACGCCGGAACTGCTCCTAATTCAGACATTATGTTATCAGCTTTTGATTCTTGCTCTGATGTCATTTCCCTTTCACCGCTAAACCACAAACTAAGGAGTGTTTGAGAAACTCCCATTTTGTCAGCAAGCCAACTGCGCTTGATTCCCCCACCGTCTGTTTTTGCTTTTAGTGTTTTGACATCCATACGGCAAATGTAAAGAATAATTTACATAGCATCCTAATTATTTCGATAAAAATGTGAATTTAATCGATAAATAGGATCCAAATTATAGACGAAAGGATGGGTTTATTCCTCGGATTTCTTGGTGATCCAGGCCATTGCAATGGAAAAAGTAGTTGCAAGTGCAAGCAATCCAATGACTTCAAGGGTCAACCCCTCTGACCTGAATGACTTAACTGCCATCATAAACATCAGGCCGGTGCCTGAAAGGTTCACCAGGCGCTTACTGCTGATACTCATGCCAGAGGCAATCATATCGGCAGCGCTTTCTGATGATGGGATCAAAAGGTCATGGCCCTCAGTGGGTTTGTTCCTGTTTTTCTTGTCTCTAATTACCGAGGTCACTGTGTTCAAAATCAGTCCCCCGATATTTACTGCTGCTGCAATTATTGGTGCCATAACTATGGTTTTAAAAGTTCGTAATGTGGTAGGTCCTGGAAGGTTTGATCTGTGCCGATCTCACCGTCAGAATCCCAATTGTAACCCGATCTTACTACGTGTGAAATTTTGCCCTCATTATAAAGCCTCTGGGCAACGGATGTGATCACACCCATCAAATACACTAAATATGTTTTATTGAACGCCAGGTGCCCTTTTCCTTTGACATACGCGTATATGTCGGCTGCCAATGATGGCTGATAATTGTGTTTCCCTTTGATCTTTACGCCGTCAACTTTGCTTTTGCCGGTGTTGAAGTATTCCAGTTGCTTTTCAAGTGATCTGTGACCCTCACTTACACCGAAATCCACTTGGCTGACTTTAAGAGATTCACGCAATATGAGCTGCATGTCTGGGTGACATGTGCTGATTTTTTCGTTGGACCGTTTGCCGAATTCGTGGTGTTCCATTATCCAAATATACCTAATAATCCCATAACGATTGTAAGCACAAGGGAAATGCCCCCGAAAATGACCTTGTGTTGTTGGACGATGTCGCGCAACTTATAGAATTCAGTCTTTAATGTTCTGTGTTGTGTGACAAGGCCATCATTTCCGAAATCGTCGCCGGCCAAAACCTCGGTGATCTTGTCAACGCTTTCTTGTAGCTTATCAAGTTTTCCCTCTACACTCATGACTTTAACCGTGATAAATTACGTATCCACCAACATCAGGAGAGGTCCCCCCTGCTTCATCCTTTTTGATCAACACTTTAATAATAGCAACACCGTTCATTGGAAGGTTTGACAAAGGAATTTTTTTGATGCCAGTGACATTGATCCCCTCTATCTTGCCATATTCAACCGTCTGTGCTTCGTTTGTGACTTTGACCGAGCAATTCCGATCTGTAATATCGATGTTCAACATCAATTCACCCTCAGTGGCCCTTCCTTTATTGAAGTCGATAATCTGATTTGTATATAAAGTATAGTCCGTATTATCGGCTAACTGGACCTTTTTATCTTCATAGCTCAAATACTGCTTTCCTGTTGTAGCTTCATTGATGTCCTCAGTGTCGGCATCTTTAATGGCCTCCTTAATACCATCAATTTCCCCTTTTTCCATATCATTAACCAACAAACCCCCCAACAATTCAGCGTTATTTTCCTGTTCTTCGGGACCGTGAACAGTGTCGCGAACCGCCTTATCAACGGCGAACCATTTGGAAGCGACTTTTTTTTCATCATCAATCGGTGCGCCTATCGTGTCATATATTGCTTTGATTTCAACACGAATTTCAGATGTGTTCAGGATCGTATACTTCCCGAAATCATCCCAATTATCAAGCGATGAAACGTCTGTGGCATTATTCCCTGGGAAATCATAAGCATCAGCAACAGCAGAAATGTAGTCAATCGCTGCTTTATTGTTGTTTTCCCAATATCCGTTATCATCATTGTCGGGTTTGTGATCACCCAACACGGCACCCAGAGAAAACACAAAGAAATCATCAGCCAGAAATCTGGTTTCGCCACCAACAAACTCTGTTGTTGATATGGCTTTCAGGATTGCTGCATCTGCAACAATATTTATGTCGTCAATCTTTAGTTTCATAGCTATTCAAATATACCTTTAACAGCAAGTACACATCCTGGTTCAACTGTCACAACCCCTGCAACATCTGCAAAGACTTGAATTTTAAATAATACCGGCACTATTGATGGCTGTGGTGATACCCATTCATTCATTGCAGGGAATACTGATGATGGAACCGCACCTGACCTGGGCAGCATTGGAAATGTTTCGCTGTTTGCAATTATAGGAAAAGTCGCGCCACCATCAATTGATACCCTGAAATTCACTGTGACATTCACTGATGAATTGTGTGAATTTGTGAACACAAAAAACGCATTTAACTCACTGAATTTTGTTGGATGCCTTTGCAATATGGATAATATGGTGCCATCAAAATTGATAACTGTTGGTGCTGTTGGTAGAGGATTAGGAACAGGGAATGTGATGATATTATCGTTTTCACCTGAAAGTGTTGACACAACTTGTGGGGCCGTCTTCCTATTATTGATAAGGGCCTGGAACTCCCTGTTACCTGGCGACACATCGAAATCAGGCATGATCAGTTTTCTGACTGCGCCGGTTGTCAGTCCGGTAAGATCAACCAACATCTTTTTGGTATTATCAGCATTATCAGCGAGAACGAATTTATCTGTGGTAAAAAATGGTTGTAATTGGCCCAGGCGCGTCCAAACAACTCCATTGCTAAGATAGAAACCGGCGCGTTTAAGGTTAAAAAGGAACAGGCTGCCTGTTGTGGTCAGGACCGCAATGATCTCGCCTGTATTGGCTCCTGGTGCAGGCAGGTCGGCAAATGTGTTGACCTCAATGTAATTGATTTCGACAACTTGCTGATTGAGATTGTGATGTGATGCACTCATTTACGATTTGTACCAAAGGATTTTTGTGATCTTGCCGGTTGTGGCCGTTCCTATACTTGAAAGGATCACCCTGGCTTTGTCGGTTGCCCACCCAGAAATGTTAAACGTGTGTGATTTATCATCCTTTTTCAGCTTTACTGACACGGACTTTTTCCTGTTGTCCACAATATCATTGGACCCATTGGGATTGCCATGTTCCAGGTTTTGTTGCAGCTTGATTTCAACATCATCAGTGTCAAGGTCTTCATAAAAAACTTGAACTGTAACCAGGTCTTTGCTTTCCAGGCGTATCTCATCGAAATTGACAGGACCGGCAGAAATTTCGTGACCGGCACCGTCATTGATTATCTGTTCTATTCTTGGATCGGCCATTACAATTTTTCGATTTGTTCACAGAACTCTAATATGTCACGATGCCTGAGTGTCCACCGCGTTGCCTTGACCATTGCCTGTAGGTTCTTTGCATCGTTGTCCTCAAACTCAACCTTGCCACCCTTTGATTTTTCAATCGCATCCTCAATTCGTTGCCGATTCTTTAGGTCGTCGTATGAATAACCCTTATCAGGAATGCTATCCAGTGCTGCTTTGATTAAATCCTTTGTTGTGACTTGTTGGATGCCAGGCATTTTAACTGACAACTCCTTGATTGACAATGTTTTCATGTGATGATTTTAGTATTATTAAGAATTAAACGGCCTCCCAATTCTCGTTCCCAAACCAGGCATCGAGATCGGCCTCGAATCCGTTTTTGATCACAACATTCTCGCTTTTCGCATTATCCGTTGCAGGATTATATGGATAGCTTTTGATACCGTCAGGCGTATTTTCATAGTGACTTTCAACAGGATATGGACCAGGAGGGGAACCCCCATCAATACAAGTTTGAACAACAATCCTGTGCAAATCATTCTCTTTTGATACTGCTAAAATCGTCAGATACCAACCGGCATCTAAATCCAAACCTCCAACTGTTTTGGCTGCTATATTTATTCGGTACTCTTTTATATTCATGATGTCAAAGTTAAAAAATTAGGTTAATAATCCTGTTGCCTGAATTCTTGCCTCCAGTTCATTCAGGCGTGTTCTGATATTATCAAGAACAGCTTGCTCTGTGGCATCATAAACGGCATCAATGGCTGTGACATCTATTGCAGTTAAAGCGACACCCTTAAATAATTTAATAACATCACCCAATTCAGTCCTGAAATGTGGGGCAGCATTTCCGGCGACAATATCTGTTGAATACATTTGAAACATATTAGCCGGACTTGTAATTGGTACTACTCCATTTGCAATGCCGATTACCTTTGCTGCATTTGTGCCAAATGTAGTTATACCAAGACCAAAATTCCCTTCCTCATCGACCCTTGCTCTTTCCACGAGACTTGCACCATTTCGGGTATGAATAGTAAAAGCACCTTTAACAGAGCCGGCGGTATTGTCCACCATTTCTCCAAGAATAGAAACTAAGTTTATTTTAGCATTTAGGCTGTCATTCATTGCAAGGTTCTGAACAACTCCAGCACCATTTGTATTCAGACTTCTATATAACTCTAAAGCATTTTTAGTATTAAAAACAGTTCTTATGGAGAGCCTTGTGTTCCCCACCACTGCGTCTATTGTATCGCCAATTACGATATTTCCAGCCGAAGGTACAGGAACAATTAACATATCCCCTCCATCAAAGATGGTAAGAAGATCACCACCGCTTGAATTTTCAAAATTTGCCGTTGTAGTTGTATTGTTATTACCAGACCCCTTTACTGTAAATCTTGTATCAGTTACAGTTGTTCCAATACTCACATTTCCATCATTCCTAACATATACCAATGGACTGCTTGCGGAATTGTCCAACTTCATTGCGAACGTTGCTGACGTTGCGCCTACGCCCTCAACATGAAGCCTTGCTGTTGCAGTTACACCGCCTAAAGCTAATTGCTTCCCAGTGTTATCCCATGTAAAATTAGAATCTGCACCAAACGAACCTCCATCATTGAATTGCAATTGCGTATCAGCCCCACTTGGTGATCCTACATTTGCCAGGACAAACGCCCTTATCGACTGCTGTGTCGCCAATGCTGTGTCGTCGTCAGAACCAAACGCATCTTCGTCCAATATTTTATTGACTGCAACCCCTGCGCTCAATGTGATCCCCCCATCTTTCAACAATACACCGTCAACAGTCACGCCTGCACCGGCTGTTTTCTCGTTGATTGTATCTGCATTGATAGGATCAACAGTAATTCCAGAAACATCAAATGTCCCCTCAATATCAACCGCACTGGCAGAAACATCCTGGATCACACCGACTAATACATTCCTGTTGAAATTATTGGTCTGCATTTCAGCAACAATCGCTGCATCGGTCAGTTCGTTATACCTTACCTCCTGTAAATTGTTTAGGTTGGTCAGGATTGAGTTGGTTTTGACCTTGTTTCCAATCACCTGGTCATTGCCCCACTGGAACACGTCGATTGGGTTCAATGCCGGCGAAGTTGAATTCACAAAATCAGAGTTGGTTGTGACCACGTTTTCCCTGCTGTCGGTTCGCTGAATAATTAGGTCTGCATCAAGATCATAAAGGATCATGTCGATCTCATTGACAAAGCTGTTGTCAGTTGAGGCCAGGGTGATCCAGTTGGTTGGGTCCTCGTCTGGTGGCAAGGGGGGTGATCCTCCTAACACGCCGGTCAAACTCTTGAATTGCTTGCCATTAAAAATAGTGATGTCGTCAATATTCAATCCAGGTGATCCTGCATCAATTGTTGGGGTCCACACACCAATGTTTGAACCCTTTACATTCTGAAAATCAGGGTTCCTGGCAAGCAATGCACCATATAGTGAAACAGCGTCAGTTTTGAGGGCCTTTACGAACACGTCCCTGTCCGTGATGAAATACGTTTTGCCAGGCTTGAGTGTTTCTGCGTCCTTTAGAGCCACTATTCCTGCTCGGGTTACGCTTTCAACGTTGTTGTCAATAAAGTCACGTATATCGCCGGCTGTGATCTCGTCGGGGCCACCTAAATCCAGGGCAATATCTGTGTCTGGTTCGTGTGCAATGGTTGACAAAGATTGTTGCAACCATATTTCACTATCTGTGCCAGGCAGAATTCCCTGCTGATCATCGTCCGACACGAATTTCCACAACTTAGCATCAAAGGCCACAAGGACTGCGACCCCACCCTTGTATGTAAACCCATTGTCAAATGGTGTGATCAATAAAGGGTTTTCTAATAACGTGACTGCGTTGAATATCGCAATGAAATTATTGTCAACCTCTGTCGATGTTAATTCAGACCCCTTTGTGGAAAGGGGCAGGAAATTAACAATCCTTAGTATGATGTCCGTGATGCTCATGGTCGTTTAAATTGTCGTGTATTCTGTTAGTGTGGTGTCTATCAGACCCCATCCGTGAAATTCTAACGCTGTTAGTTCTGCCGGTTCTTTTTCTACCTTCCCACAACGGATATTTATTGTCATTAATATTGCTATTCAAAAACGTGATAACATCACGCCAAAGTGCGAACGCGCCGGCCTGGGCCTGCTTTGATTGCCTGGAAACTTCTATTGCATCAATCTTTGCGCTGTTTTCACCGGTCTTATTTACAAATCCATGTGGTGTGTCCTGTGCGTTCTTGCCGTTGATATATCGACCATATGCAAAGTAAACCAGTACCGCTTTAATGCCAGTGAACTCAACATCGTTCCCATCATCATCCTTGTAAATCGCACCGTCAAGTAAAACAACATTATCTGGTTCCCCTGGATTGGTCACAACGTCCTGGAAAAAGGCATCACCCATTTGGGTTTTCAAATCAAAGTTCTGGGCCTCTGTAATGAACGGATCAAGCTGCCTGGCATCATTCTGGTTCAGACTGATCCTCTTGATCTTGTTGACATCAACGGATGTGATTAGGTTTGCCATTATGATGCAAAGGTAAAGGGTTTAATCTTGAAATCATTGGTGCTGTTGATTCCCCTGTGGAATTTCCTGAACACCCTTGCGAATGCCTCTGATAACATCATGCGCTCATCCTGTGTGGTTTTGTTATAGAACGCCTCTGAATCTATCAGCTGTTGGGTCTGCCCCAACTTGCCTGGCTGTGACTTAATGAACACCTCAGGGGTCAAAAATACTTGTCTGATATTTTCCTCGATGGATGATTCAGTGTGTTCAAACAGCTTGTCATGTTTGGGGCTTTGCAACACCTTTATGTCTGGGATGTCTTCGTCTCTCTCAACCTCAACCAACAGCATCGATGCAGCATTTTCGGCACCCTCAAAATCCTCCATGCTTTCAATAAACTCATCACGGTCACGGTCATTTTCAAACTTGCCCTTGTGTATAAAAAGATGGTCAGCTTTGAACCCTTTGCCCACTGCTCTGTTCTTGAAAATCTTGATACCTGAATCTGTATCAATGTCCTCCAGTACCGAATCAAAAATTGCTGTGGGATATGTATTGAATTCTGCTGACACCCATAAAATTTGACCCTTATACTGGCTGATGTCGCCGGCAGCTTTGATCTGCTCTGAAATGATCAATGGGTCGGGGTTGAATACGTCAAAAAACTCAATGTCCTCTTTTCTGACGTGCTTTGATTTCTGACGTGCCCAATCTTTATGGACGGCTATTTTGCCAAAGAACTCATTGCTGTCCGGCTTTGGTAGCCTGGTGCGTTCAAACGGCATAAAATTGACCTCACTGATCTCTAAATTTAGATTGTAATTGACATGAAGGGCGAACCCCTGCATAACTGAAAGGTCCTTTGCAGTAAGGGCCAGTAATTGATTTGCTGTAATCCCCTTTCGGTTCACAACGGACGATGAAAACAATTCGTCCATAAATCCCTGGCCCCTCAAAAATCTACGATACCAATTCAGGCATGTTGTTGCAATACCACTTTGGGAAACGGCAACGATCATTCGCTGCGGATAGGCGTTGTCAATGTCGTAATTCAGAATCCCCTCGGTGTTGTTTTCCCGAATAGTGATCCTTTCCTGTAGCTGTTTTGCGACACTGTGCGCTCTCATTACTTTTTCTTATTGCCGGTGACCAATGATTCCCAGTTCTTTGGGTAAGATTCAAAATATTGTAAGTATGCCTTGCTGATTCTCAACAACTGGATGGAAATTTCGTCAGTGATGTTCGCCGTGTTGTACATGCCAACTGGACCAGACCGCGCCATCGTTCTGTCAATCAGTTTACTCGTTTTCAGCTTGAATTTCTTGTCCCTCATGACCTTGACCTCGTCCCATGTTAGGGCCATGACCTTGTCAAACGCCTTTCGCACAACAGATTCACAAGTCACACAGATTTTTTCGCCAAACAATGATTGATAGACATATCCTAATTGAACATACGAATCCTCATTGGTTAGGACTGCACCGATGCCGTCTTTTCTGAGTTTGTCAATTTTTCTTTTCATGGATGGTCGCTAAATTAAACAAAAAAAGCAGTCATAATCAACTGCTTTCTCTGGGATCAATATGTGGTTGTCACTATTGCAGTAACGCTTCGACTATTGCCTTAGTTGTTGCCAGATCATTCAAAAATAATGTCGCCGGCAAATGTGCTTCCTTGCTCTGTTCAGAAGTTCTTAGCAGTATGTCCATTGCACCCTGCGTGTCAGCATTTTGCAAGGCCCTTTCAAGTTCCTGAACTTCCATACCAGTGTCGAGGCCGTAAATCTCGAATGCTACGTCACCGTTTTCACCCTTGAATTTGTTTTCAACGATGGCAACAATAAGGCCGTCAGCTTGCGCCTCGTATTCCCTTTTCGCTGCTGCATCAACCTCAAATGCCTTGTATCTGATTTCGTGATCGTACACGTTTGAGAAACGCTGCTTAACCAATCGTCCTGCCGGCTCAACAGAATTGTTTTTGCCCTGATAACTGAACGCCTTTGTACCAGATGCAAGAATTATGGCTTCAATAATCTGCTTATTCTGCACATTCCTGACCACGCTTTCAATGTCACAGTGATTCAATAGGATCAATCGATCACTGACACCGCCGAACAGCTTATTGACACAGTCAAACGCAATGTTCTTAGCTATTTTTCCGCAAAGATTACCCATTTTTTAGAGTTTGAAATTTATAATTCCGTAACCGGCTTAAAATGCAGCCTGAATCATGAAGTCCTCAATGACTTTGGCATCCAACTTGAACAGTGAATCGACAATCAATTCCTTGTCTTTTCTCTCGTGGAAAATATCCAAATCGCTCAGTGCAGATTCTTCTTCAATTCCCAAAGGAATATTGTCGATGGTTGTCAGAATCGCTCTGTGTGGCTTGTCTAACTTCACGCCATTGTCGAAATGCTCTGCAATAATTCGATCAGTGATGTCCAATTTGATGATTGGAATGTCATTGTATCTCAGGCTTTCACCATGTCCCTTTTCAATTCTCTCAAAAGATGAATTGACGTTCTGAGTTTCCAGGAATGTTTCCAAATTATCCTGTAAAGTGTCAGTCCAGATATATACTTTGTTCTTGTGCCCCTTTAATCTCTTGTCGGCCTTTTGCTTTAGCTCTCTAAGAACAAGCAATGCACGATTGGCAGGCAAATTTAATTGGTCAACCTCCAATGCCTCATCGTTCTCAGGTATGATAACTCGCTGCTTTGGATTGGTAGTTGCAATGCTAAATATCTGCTTCCAGAGGCCATCAATGAGGTCAAAGAAAGGAACTTTCGCATCATCATTCAACAGTCCAACAGGCGAACCCCCTGGGCCTTGAATGTCTCTGTCTCCAAACCATGCGATTCGATAAATTGCCTCCATTAACGCATCATCCAGGCGTTCCTCGATAAAGTTAGCAAAGTCGCCTGCCGTCAGGTCTGGTCGCTTTACACCCTTATCAAGTCCCCATGTAAAAAATGACTTTTCGAGGTCTTTGTAACACTGAACGATTCGTGTCTCAACACCCTCTGGGTCCCAGAACTTTTCTGATGTTGGTATTGTTACGCCAGAATCAGGTGTCTTGCAATTAACTGCTTTCTTACCTACTAACCCCATGCGCCCGAGCAATACGATTTGCTCTTTTGCGACAATTCCCTTGACAATCCTGTGAATCTTGTTTAATTCAGGTTTCTCAAATATGCTTTCAATGACAGCCTCCGAAATGCTCATGATCTCGCGACCATTAAAGCTAAGTTGTGCCAGGTTAATCACGTTCATCAACACGCCCGTTGGCATTCCAGTTTGCAGGATAATACTACCTACTAAAATTACAGGGGTCCATGCTGCGTTGCCCATTGCACTTGCTGCCCCAAAAGAAAATAGGACAGAAAAAATCAGACTGAGTATAATGTTAATAGCTTTCATAATCGGGTTTTTTGTTTCGGGTTTTGGGTATTGATTTGTAAAATTTTTCAGTTAATATTATTCAGGCTTTTTCGCACCCTTGTAATCTTTCTTTCGCTCATGTCCAGCAGTCACGCGATTTTCAGGATCAACCACTTTAGGTACATGGACAGGTCCACTTCCACCCTCAGGCACATAATCACTTGAAATCATCTTACCAAAGGTCTGTAGCTGTGCAAGCATAGCAACATTCATTTGGTTTTGCAGATTTTGTCCTGCGCTTATCGTATCAATAGAAGTTTTAAGCCCTGCGTTTTGAGCAACTACGCCGGCAATTGCAGCCTGCGTTGCAGGGTCAGTGACCTTTGCAGCAGCAGCAGTGGCGGCAGCAGCAGCAGCACTTGCAGCATCGTCTGTTTTTGGTGTGATAGCCGTGATTTTTCCGTCGGCAACTGATATTGAACTGCCGTCACTCATTACATAATCCCCGTCTGGTGCAGGCTGCCCGTCAAGGGTAACAACATCACCAACAGCCGGTGTTCCGCTTTCTGTGACCACAACAATTTGTCTGCCATCTGCCAATGTCAATGTGACATCTGCGTGTTGACCGTTCTGAATATTTCTCAATGGGTTTTTCATAAACTCCATCATTGTGGCAAGCATTTGTTCCATCTGACTGTTTCCGCTTGCAGGATCAATTTTCAATTTTCCCTTAGGTATGTACGCAACCGGCACAACCTCATTGACAATCTCAGTCACAAATTTCAGGCTCAATGCTTTGTCAGGGTTCATTTCTGTCTCCTTTTTCATAAGTGCATCCAGGCTTTCTTTTGGAATTCCTGTTTTCTCATGATAAAAATTGATGATTTTGTTTTCAGCCAATTTCAATTGGTCTGCTGCCTCCTTTACTTCATCAGAATCGCCTGCAATTATTCCCCAGGGATTGTGTATTGTGAAGTCACTGCCAGGCGTGATTGTCCTGGTTGATCCTGCCAATGCAATGATGGTTGCGATTGACTTACAATTTTCTTCAATTTGTGTATGAACGGTTTTGCCCAATCCAACCAGGTGATTGTATATATCAAATCCGGCCTGAACATTACCCCCCTGGCTGTTGATGTGAACAACAATACCCTCTGCATCTGGCTTTGCGTTGATGGCTGCAATTACATCCTCCAATTCAATACCGACTTCCTTTTCGCCTTGATCGTTAATGAATGAACCAATTAGGCCGTAAATATAAACGTGAACAAAATTTTTCATGCTGTTGGGTTTAAGAATTTTTGATCAAAGAATTCGATACTTTTGTGTTATTCTGAACGCAAACATATGTCGCAAAGTTTCGATTTTATTATCCCTTTTGCGATAATAAATCTACCCACCAGATAAATTTGAGGCCATGAAAATTGTGAACATTTTGGGCACAGGCCCGTCATTAAAACACTATACGCCGGACGAAAACGAGACAATTGGGGTCAATAATATTTGGGAATTTCACCAAACTGACTACATCGTTTGCGTGGACAAGCCGGCACGATTTGAACCCAAACGCCTGGCACAAATCAAGGTATCGAAACCAGGACTTTTTTACACTCATCTATTAGAGGATTGGGCACCGTTTATTGGAACAGCTTTCAAAATAAATCTGGCACCCATACGAGGATCGGTTGACACCCTGGATGATTATGGACGTATTTGTTGGTCTAACAACAGCACATATGTTGCTGCTGTCATGGCCTTTCACCACAAGGCAGACAGGATCATCCTGCATGGCGTTGACTTTACTGGACACAAGGATTTGTCGCAACCGGCAATTCAGAAAAAAGCCATTGATGATTTCGTGAAACTGTTTTTAGCACTCAATAAACGCAACGTGGAATTGCTCGTTGGGTCGAACGATTCAATGCTGTCGGGCAAAATCCCTGTCCTTAAATCTTAATCCCAAAATAGTTGGGGACCTCTTTGATTTTCCTGCCTTTGAAGTAACTGACACCCACGTTTGATTCCAATGTGTATTCATTATACTCGTCAACAAACCCCTGGATTTTGTGTTTCCAATTTACACTGGCTGCTGCGTTGTCGAACTTGTCCTGGATGTCATTACGGACCATTGAAAAGTGGTGCATCATAATCTCGTCCTGTGGGAACGTGTGAAATGAATTTGCCGGCGAAATTCTGACGGCAGGGTCCACTGTTATTGGGTAGTGGTTTTCCGTGACAACAGTTGTCTCGGGATATAGCTTGCAGATGAACGGCATGGCATAATCTTCAATAGGTGTCAACTGCCATGTGGGATGCTTGTAATAGGTGTACATCATTGTCAGCGTGACATCAACGTCCAGTTGTTTGGCCCTGTACTTTGCGACCTCGAATTCGCCAGGCATATAATAGTGATCCGTTGCGCTCGTGAAGTAGTGCGTGCATTCCAATCCTTTTGCCAGTTCCAACCTCAATTGGTATTTCCTGCGCTCGTTTTCTTTGGTTCCAATGGCCAGGTCGGGCCGGTATTCAATCAAATGAATTTTGGGGTTCGTGGTGATCAATGACAGCATTTGATTCATCGATTCTGATGCAGGATTTCCCTGGTTCGATACATTCTGATAGCATATGATTAAGAGATCAACCTTGTCGTAAATCTGCTCAATGGAACCCATGAGCAATTCCATGCCATTGAAAACAGAATACATGGCTGCCAGTTTCATTCTGCCTGGTCGTGTTCGCTCTCAATAATTTCCAGGTGCCGTTGCTGCTTTGCAGGGTTTCCATAAACCAACAGGCCGGTTCCTACATCCTCAACAACATTGGATCGCATCCCAATGATATTATCATGACCAATTTTCAGCCGGTTACGTATGGCCACTGCCGTTTTGATATGGTTATGGTTGCCAATCTTAGTGTGGCCACAAATGATTGTCTTTGCGCCGATCTCATTTCTGTTTCCAACCCTTACATTGTGGCCAATGTTCACATAATTCATTATCAGGTTATCGTCGCCGATTCTCGTGTTGCCTTTGTCGCCGGCCATGACCGTTGCGTGACATCCGATTTGGTTGTTGTCGCCGATGATCACCTTGCCGGTCTTCGATTCTGCTGATCTTATGAACCCCATTTCACCGATCACGGCATATGGCATGACCACGTTGCCGGTTCCCATCCTCACATTGCTGCCAATGATTGCAGTTCTATGGATTAAGTTGCCGTCAATATTGATATAATTTTCGTCGTATAGATTTTCATTTGACATAATGGTACAGTTTATAGGTGATTCCCTGGGTTGATTTACATGCGAATTTCTCTTTGCCAATGTAGTCATGTGGCCACCAGAATTTTCCTTGCCTTTCATTGGCCTCAACCATGACAATGTGTTTCCTGGATATGCGCTGCAATTGTTTCATTATCTCATCAATTTCCTCTATATGACACAACACTGAGTTAGTGAACACCAGGTCAAATGCGTTGTCTGGAATGTCTTTCAAACTCAGTTCGTCCCCAACCTCAACCGTATTCAGTTTGTTGATGAAACGCGCTTCAAATATCTGCGTAGCATTTAGATCGATTCCAAAAACAACGAATCCTTTTTTCCTGAAATGCAACAGATGCCGACCAACATTGCAGCCAAATTCAAACACGGATTGAATACCGTTCAGCCGTTCAATGAACTTATAGGTCAGCCGGTTGACGTTGCTGAATTTTCGTTGTGGGTGAAATTGTGCCGTGTAGTGTTCCTTTGCCTGGTCCATTGTCAGTGCTTTTCTGTGTGTTCGTAAGTCATGGCCATGCCGTATAATTTCAATTCATATACGTTGGCAGCAATCTGTTTCATCCCCTCACGGTTCAAATAGAAACGCCAGGGTTGTGCATCCCTGATTTCAGGAACGTGGGAAAACTCCTGATAAAATTTTGAGTAATGATAAGCAGCTTTCATTTCATTCGCCCTGGCTGTTGACATGACCAGGTTGTACAAATGGCCTACGAAATACGGTGTGGTGTCGCCCAGGTTCCTGCACATTTCCAACCTGACCTGATCCCTGCCTCGTGCGTGCTTACCAGCATCCATGTCTAAATGAAAATAACAGTCAGTGTCGATCCATTTGAAATACGATTCAGGGCAGCGAAATGCCAGTTCCAAAAATTCATAGGCCAAATACGGCAGGATCATGTCGTTCCATTGATGGTACCCTTTCGCCAGTTTGATCCGTCCCAAACCCATGTTCGTCGTCAAATCCTCATATCTGTTTTCTGTGAATTTCTTTTTAGGGGCATACAATGGATAGGAAAATATCTCACCACCAAACAATCCCTGGACACAGTTGAACGTATGTTCCTGGCCAATTGGCACGAGATCATCCCAGAACGATACTGTGGGCCTCAAATACCCATTGACCGATCCTGTGAACTCACCCATGTTGTGACAGTTCACATCCTCCAAATGGTCCTTATTATATATACTGTACTGATCCCTTCGCCATCCCTGTTTCCTCATCAATTCCTCGAACCCATAAAGGGCCTCTGTTCCATGTGATCTGAAATGAATATCACCCAGGAACTTGTCGCCATGCTCACGTCTGATGTTGGCCAGGATGTATGTGATGATCCTTGAATCCATACCCATTGACGTGAAAACGATTGTGGGTTTTGAGTTGTCCCAAACCTTTACCAGGTATTCAGTCAACGTTTGAATCAACATGTCTGCATACTTCGTGACATGAAGTTCCTTGTCGTCCAACTTGTCCATTGGCTTTTCCAGGTGTTTCCACTTCTTTGGGATTTTAGGCCATACAATTTCCACTTCATTGAACAGCATTTGTGAATTGTCCTTTGCCATGAAGTCAGGGTTGATCGTCAGGGTCGGTTCCTGGTCCATAATATATGCCAGGCTTAAATCGATTTCGCCGGTTGTCTTTGACTTATATAATGGCGTCATGACCAATGTGTGCAGCCATGACCCTTTGTTTTTTGTGTGTGCTAATTTCATAGATTCTGAATGAGTTTGTAGTTGGGAAATTGTTGTTGGATTTCGTAGAAAGGAATTTCAGTGTAATTGGGTCGCATCACAAATTTAGTAATATTGGCCGGTGTCTTAATGTCAATAATCATCAACCCCTCGTCTTTCAGTCGGTATTCGTGCCGGTCATGTGGCGCTGATTTCAGCCGGTCCCTGCTGACCCCATCCAGGCCCCTGAATATATGGTCACTCCACAATCGCCAATCCACACCATCCAGAACTCGTTTGCTCACCACCCTACCAACAGCCATTGGTTCGCCCTGTCTTTGGTTGACATATCCAATACTGTGAACCGCCTTTTTTGAAACTGCATCATAATAATATAGGTCCATGTTCACGATCTCATCAATGCCCTGGCCCATCAGCCCCAACATGTATTCAAACGTCTTTGGACTGACCACATCGTCCGATCCCAGGAAAAGAACATAGTCTGGTTTCAGTTTTTTACAGGCCATCAAACGCCGGTTCGCCTTTCTGCCAATGGGTTGATTTCTTACCTCTATATAATGGAACGCGAAACTGGCCACGAGTTCCCTGGACACCTTGCCCTCACTGCCGGCAACCATCACCTCGATTTCGATGTCAGGGAATGAATCAACAAGCTGTTGGGCGCAAGCTGCCCACACCTTGAACACCTCAGGCCTTTGCCACATCATTGTTGCGATTACGACTTTCATTTTTGCTTGTCCAATAATTCTTGCGCTATCTCAATTGCTTCATTCTGGCATTCCTGTGGGGTCTGAAATAATTCTGCGCTGTAATGCTCAGTACCATAATCAACATAATATGAATACAATGTTCTGTTACCGCTTAAACTTTTTCCGTTTCCTTCAATCCTAACATCAATTCCCTTTGCATTGAACGCCCTGCATTTTCTTTCAAAATCATCCAACTTTTTTGCAGGGACACCAACATATGTTCCTGGGTCCATTAAATTCTCGTTGACGAATGACATTGCACCAACAATGATGTCGGCTGCAATCTTTGTTTTGGCTGCAATATACACACCGGCACCAATATAGGCACGCGCCTGGATCACTGTGCCATGTTCTGTTTTCCTTTTCGCTGTTGACCCCAGGGTCACGGCCCTTGCACCCATGAACACACCTTCCTGGATCACCACGTAACTTGTCAGGATCACCCCCCATTTCAATGTGACGTTCTTGCCGATCTCACAATGCTTGCCGGTCTTGACTGATCCCTGCAAAACCGAATTGTCATGAATCAATGTGCCATCCTCTATTTGACAATAGTTGCCAATTGTCACATTGTTACCAATAAATACATCCTTGCCAATCACACAATACATGCCGATTTTTGAACCGTTGCCGATCCGAACTGATTCATGCACTTCAGAATATTTACCTATCTGATCACTTCTCATCATTTATTTTTGCCAATTCCTTAATTCTGTTCCACCGTTCTATTTTCAGTTTTTCAATAGCCGTTTGCAAATCTGCATTATACTGTTTGCCCTCTGTTGAACGGTTGTAATTCATGGACTGTAATTTCAGCCTTTCTAATTCCGATTCAGCCACCGCAATAGCATCGTTATATTCAATTACCGTTGTCATAGTTCATATAAAATTCAAATGATTGGGGATCAACCAACCCCCTTAAATGCGCCCCGTCAGGATCGCTGATGTCACAGATGTTTCCGTTATGGCCCTGACCACCACACACGCCGATGCCATGCTTGATGCCGGTTGCCAACTTGCCGATGTCGAACATCTTGCCTTTCATTTTCGCCCACAACTTCAGGTCCAGGAACACGGTGTCGTCACTCGGCCAATCGATATTCAACCCACCCCTGATGCTTGTATTCATCATACTCGAATGCCTGGGGGTCAGCATGAATTTATATTTCTTGTCAAAGATGTGATAATAAGTTGTTGACGTTGAACCAATGAGTTCCAGGCCTGGGTTCTGTTCCCATAATTTCATGACCGTTTCAATATATTGTGGATGGTAATAATCATCATCCTCCCAACAAATTACCACGTCATATTTCTTTGCCAGGTCATATCCCATGCGATACCTCTGTGTCAGGTCCTTTCGCTTTCCTCGGGGTTCGTGGTCTATAATTATCACATCGTCAGGCCTTACAGTTTGATTGTTCAGCAGCTTTAATCCGTGATCCAGGAGTTTGATTCTGTCACCCCTTGTTGGGATGATCACCGCGCACGTCAGCGTGGGTCTATACTTAGGATAGACTTGCATGGCAGCAGGGGCAACCACTTTCAGGGGATCTACTTTTTTGAAATATTTGGCATATCCAGGGTGATTGTCAATGAGTTGTTTGGCAATCTCGTCGGTCATATTGCTTGCGTTGTACATTCCCTGTGGGGGTTGTTTGGCCATTGTGGTGTCGATCAATTTGCCTGGCAGCAATTCATACTTACTCATGCTTGTACTGTTCTGATGATTCTGTAAACTGTTGATTCCTCAATGCCAAATTCTGTTGCAGTGTTCATTTTGGCCTGGCGTTTATCTTCGCCGGTTTTGATTTCCTTGTCGTAAAATAGGAAAACTTCTCGATAAAATTTGATAGTTGGTGAAATAATACCGGCCCTCACGAGGTCAACCATGAGGCCTGGCCTGGCTGCATTCAGGGCAGCTTCCATTTCATCGAATAATCCGATCATACTTGTCCTCTTGCTTCAACATCAATTGTGTCCTGCTGCCCTGCGTTGATGGCCTCAATCGTGACAACTGGACGTGGTAAATTCTGGATCGCGCTGATAAGCTGCTGACCCAATGACAGCCTGGTGTCCAATGGTTCACTAATATTGCGTTGTGTGATCCCACCGTCCTGGAACATCACACCACCACTGTGGGCAAACTTAACACCACCACCGGCCTGATTCAGATTGCTCAGTCCCTTCAACATGCCTGTACTGTTCTTATTCAACACGGTAATCAATTCATCCCTTTCAGCAATGAACGTGTTGCCATCTTCGCCCCAATACTGTGTGCCCCCACCGCTATGAGGATCACCACCAACCATCATTGAGTTGGCCACACCACCACGACCCAATGACTTGATCGCGTTTCGTTGCTTGACCGCACTGGCTATTTGCACTAATCCAGTGGCACCTATAAGAACGGCACCAATGGCCCCTGCAATAGGTCCTAACTGTGCGAACGCCTGCATGATGGACAATGCAGTGCTTGCAATTATCTGTGCGATATTGATGGCCAGTTGCTTGTCTGCAAACTTCTTTTCGATCTCTTTTTTCTTGTCAGCATTGTCACCGGCCTCTTGCAGTTCCAGTTGCTTTTGAGCAGACACAAAATTTCCCAGGGCACCCAGTATTTTCTGAACATCCCTGACGTTCTGCTGATCCTTTGCGAACGATCTGGTCCTTGCATCGTCTTTGGTTTTCTCAATGGCCTTTTCATTCTTAGCAATTATCAGCCGGCGTTGGTCTTCGGTCAATTGCTCATTGGCCAGGATCGTGGCCGTCCTTAGATTAAGGAACTCGATTTTGGCTGCCAGGTCTTCCTCGTCCTGTAAAATAGTCAGTTCAACGGCTAACAGGCGATTCTCTTGTTGGTCCAGGAACCTTTCCTCGTCTGCTGCCTTTTCTATTGCAGTTAGATTGTCCTGGTGTGTTTTCTCTAATTCCAACAACAGTGCATCTGCTGCCTCAGTGTTGCCGAACTTTTGCCGGATGGCCTCTGCCTCGCGTTTGGCCCTTTCGTTTTCAATGGCAATCCTCTTTTCCTCACCTTCCTCAAGGTTCCCAATCTCTGCATCAATCTGCGCCCTGGACAATTCAATTGCAATTTTGGTCGCTGCAATTGCCTCTTTGGTGCGCGCGCTGTTGATCTTGTTTTCCTCTGCCCTGGCCTCATCATTTAATGTGTTCAGTTCTCTTTGGATTG